CGGCGCGGTGCGCGGGGTGAGCCAGCGCCTGGTCGGAACGGAGATGGGCGGCACGGTGATCCTGGCGTCCGACCGGCAGGCCATCTGCGAAGTGCCCCAGATGCAGTACCAGGCCGGCGACACGCTTTCCGTGGACGGCACGCCGGTCCACATCATCGCCTTCGAGCGCATCCCGGCGGCGGGCACCACGGCGGCGGTGAAGTTCACGATTCGAGGTTGACCATGGCCACGCGCCCCACAATGTCCCAGGCGCGCCTGTTCGCGCTGCTGATCGCTGAGCTGCGGCCCGAGGTGCACCGCGCCTTCATGGCCTCGGTGACGGACCTGCAGGCCAACGTGGATTGGCGGGCGCTGCTGGACGCGCTGGCGCGCTTCGACACGCCGGCCGCCATCGCGGCACTGCACATCGACCCGGCCGCCTGGGCTGAATACAGCTCGGTCATGACGGACACCTACGCCAAGGCTGGCGCATCGACTGCAGCGCAGATCCAGGCGCAGGGCATTGCCGGGATTGGCAACCGCTTCCGGATGACCAGCCCCGGCGCCCAGGAGTGGATCGCCGAGAACGTGGCCGGCCGCGTGGTGGGGTTCAGCCAGGAGCAGGCAGAGGTGGCGCGCCGCGTCATCGAGGCCGGGTATGCCCAGGGCCAGGGCCCGCGCAACATCGCCGTGGACCTGGTTGGCCGGGCCACTGGCGGCACTGCCCGCGAGGGGGGCGTGCTGGGCCTGGACGGTCCGCGCGCCGCGCGCCTGCAGGCTGTGACCGAGGGAATGCGCACGGCAGAGGGTGTCCGGGCCCTGGTGATCGAGCACGCCGACGGCACGCTGTCGGTGCGCTACCAGGTCAACACTGCCACAGAACAGCGGATCTTGAAGGCCTACAAGGCCGGCAAGGCCGTGCCGGACGCAGAGAGGGCCATCAGCGAGCGCCAGTACCGAAACGCACTGCTGAAGGCCCGGGCCGACACGGTGGCCGAGACGGAGACCGCCAACGCGGTGATGTCGGCTCGAATGGAGGAATGGCGCCAGCTGGCCGAATCTCAGGGGCTCGACCCGAGTGCAGTGATCAAGACCTGGCGGCATCGGCGCGGCGCTTCGCTATACCACCGCCCTGACCACCTGGCCAAGTCCGGCAAATCGGTGCGCGGCCTGTTCACGCCGTTCATCTTCCCGGACGGGGCCCAACTGCAGCACGCGCATGACCCCAAGGGAGGCGCGAAGCACAACATCCGGTGCGGGTGCGACACGGAGTTCCGCCTGGACCATACCGTAGGGCTCGAGTGATGGCCGGTTTCGCAGACATGATCGGGAAATGGGCCTCAGAGACCGAGGCTCGCACGCAGGCCGTATACCGGCGCAGCGTAGAGCTGCTGGCCGAGGAGATGGCCAAGACCAAGCCCCAGGGCGGCCGCGTGCCATTCGAGAGTGGCAACTTGGCGCGCTCGCTGGTGGCATCGACCCAGGGCATGCCGAAGACCAGCACCACGCCGACGGCTGGCGTCACCGTGGGCGTGGTCATCGCCACGCTGAAGCTGAACCAGCCCATCTGGCTCGGCTACCAGGCCATCTACGCGCGCCGGCAGAACTATGGGTTCGTCGGCGCTGACAAGCTGGGCCGCGTGTTCAACCAGGCCGGCAGCCACTTCCTGGAGGGCGCCATTGACGCCTGGTCCCAGATCGTGGCCCAGGCCGCGAAAGAGACGCAGGACAGCGTGGAGGCTCGCAAATGACACCAGGGACTGAGACATCCATCTGGCTGGCCCTGAAGTCGCGCATCGACACGTTGCCGCTGGCATACCCCAGGGCCTGGCCCGGGCAGACATTCCAGGTGCCCAGCTCCGGCGGCCAGCTGCTGCCGTTCCTGCGCATCGGCCGCGTCACGGTGGCGCCGACACGCCAGCTGCTCGCCGACGGCAAGCCGCACGAGCGCCGTGGATCGCTGATGGTCACGCTGGTGCAGCCGCTGGGCCAGGACGTGGCGGTCTACGACCAGATCGCCGCCGGCATCGCTGAACACTTCATCGACGGCACGCAGATGCGCTACGGCGCCGTGTGCGTGGCCGTCAGCTCGTACCCGCATGTCCAGGAGGGCTACGAGGACACGGGGTACTGGACAGTCCCCGTTCGCATCCCCTGGCGATGTTTTGCGTAAGCGGTCGCGTCACTCGTGGCGCGTGGATTGAAACTGCATGAAAGGAGGTGGCCATGTGCCCTGACTGCAAGGCGCGGCAACAGCTCGCGCGCGATGCCCTCTACCGGGCGAAGGTGGGCGAGGCCCTGGGCCACGTCGTGAAAGGCGCCGCCGAGATGGTGGGGCTGAAGGAGAAGACCGGCTCTGCTGAGCTGGCCGAGGAGCAGGCCCCGCGCGCTGAACGCCGGGTCAAGAAGGGCGCCACGCCCACCGAATAGCGCCCCGCGCGGGCGCCAGCATCGTTTTTTCAACCGACCCGGCCCAGCGCCGGGTTTTTCGTTTCGCCGCCCCTGTGCGGCTTTTTTGCGTAGGAGCAAACACTATGAGCGGTGGACTCTACCCCATTGCGGGTTCGAAGATCTTCATCGGCGGTCCCGTCACCGCCAAGGGCGCAGTCACTGCGGCCGACTTCCAAGGAGCGACCTGGACGGAGATTGGCGGCTGGGCGAATGCCGGCAGCATCGGCGACACCCAGAACGTGGCCGAGCAGGACCTGATCAACGAGCGGCGCACCCGCAAGATCAAGACCACGCTGAACGCCGGCACGATGGAAAACCAGTTCGTGCCCATGGCGACGGACCCGGGCCAGATCAAGTTCAAGCAGGCCATCGATGAGTGCCGGCCGTACCAGTTCAAGATCGAATGGGGCGCGGACTGCCAGCCCTCGTCCGTGGTCGCCATCAGCATCGCCACGCCCGGCGTCGTGACCTGGAACGCCCACGGCCTGGAAGCCGGGCAGCCTGTCGTCTTCACGAACGAGGGCGGCGCGCTGCCTACAGGCCTGACGGAAGGCACGGTCTACTACGTCGTGGCCACGGGCCTGACCACCAACGCCTTCTCCGTGGCGGCCACGCCCGGCGGCGCTGCCATCGACACCACGGGCACCAGCACCGGCGTGACCACTGCGTCCGCACCGCCTGCCGGCATGACCGACCTGTTCTACGCCCTGGCCATGCCCGGCGCGCGCTCCGGCGGCGCCGCCACGGCCGTGCACCTGCGCACCTGGTCGCTGGCCGTGGACTCCAACATCGTCGAGGTCTGACCTCGGCTCACTGAAACCCCGAAAGGGGCCAGGGGCCGGGGGGAGTGGTTCACCCGCCGGCCCCGCCTGAACCATCGAACCGAGGAATTCGCAAAATGGACATCAATAGTCTCATCGTCACCGACGAAGGTCTGGAAGCACTGGACAACGGCGCCTGGGTGCGCGACATCGGCGGCATGCCCGGACTGGCCCTGAAGGTGTGCGGCATCACATCGCCTGACGTGCAAAAGGCGATTACCGACAAACAGGCATCCATGCGTGCCCAGAACAAAGGCAAGCCCCTTACGCCGGAGCAATTGGCTCAATCCATGAACGAGGTCTTGTCCGACCATGTGTTGAAGGACTGGAGCGGCCTCGAGAGTGGTGGCCAGCCGGTGGCATACGACAAGGTCCTTGCCAAGAAGTGGATTACATCCCGCAACGGCGAAAAGTTGGCTGCCATCGTGCTGCGCGCGGCCCAGATGCTGGATGCCGACGCCAACGCCTTCGTGGAGGAGGCGGGAAAAAACTCGTCGCCCGCCTGAAGTGGGCACTTGAAAACCCCGACGCGGCCGAGACCATCGCGGCCTACGTCCGCTTCGGGCAGGAGATCCCCAAGGCGCTCATCCCGCCAGAACTGACCGACGTGGAGTGGCCGATCTGGCGCGCGTTCTGGGAGCTGTCCACGGAGCGCGGCGTGGGCATGGGGCCTGGGCCGATCCCGATCTCAGCCATCCGCGCCGCCGGCGAGGCGCTGGGCCTGCAGGAGCAGTTCTTCAAGCCCATCGTCCGCGCCATGGACAACGCCTACCTCTCGCACGTCACCGGCAAGGAAAAGACCTTCAGCCGGGAAATGATGCGCAAGGGATGAGCCGGCCGGAGCGGGCCGCCGCTTCTTCACCTGGCCCGCCGCGCGCGGGCCGCCACATTTCTGGAGGCAGCATGGACTGCAACCCCATCCCCAAAGACCTCGCGGCCGAAGTTCTGAGCGCCGAGGATTTCAACCGCCTGAATGAATTCGCGCCGCGCCTGGTGCGCACTGCTGCTGAAGGGCTGGGTGTGTCTCTTGGCGCTCTGCGTCAAAAGGCGGAACACGGCCAGTTGACCTCTGCCGTGCTGGCCATCGGCATCCGAACGAGCGCCATGGGCGACATGCCCGACAGGGTGCACACCGACGAGGCCATCGTGCCCAAGTCTGCCGCCGGTAAGACCAATGCATCCGAACTGTTCAGCAAGGTCGAGATCGTGAACGATGGCCTTCGCCGTTTGTGCTTCGTGAATGGGCGCCAGATTGGCCAGGTGCTGAAGCTCGAAACTCCCCGTGCCCGCGACATGTTGGCCGGTGTGGTGGAGATCAGTTTCTTGGCTTCTGAAATCGTGGAGCGCCAGGTGAGCAGCGATGAGTTCAAGGCCCTCGACTCCGAGGTCTTGGTGAACGGCTGCAGCGGTGGCTCTGCGCCCGCGTTCGACCCTTGGCCCGAGGCGCTGGCCCTGGGCCGCGAGATTATCCGGCTCAACACCCAGATCGCCCGGCTGCTGGACCGTTGGGACGGCGATGGCCTGCCCAGTCAGCGGGCTTGATCCTCAACTTTTGGAGTTTGTTACGATGGCCGACATCATCAAATTTGGAGCTCACGTGGCGACCTACCAGGACATCGTCTCGCACTTCGCGCAATACAAGAGGGCTCGTCAGGCGCACATTGATGCCTTGAAAAACACGATCATTGATCTGTCCGTTCATTATGAAAAAACTCTGCAGCTTGCGAAGAATACGTGGGCGAGTTCCGATGCGAACCGCAAGCCGTACATGCAGGTAGGCCACATTCAGGACGGAAGATTTGTCCCGAAGCTCCCGCAGATTTTGGAGGAAGGTGGTACGGCGCCAATAGCCAAATTCGTGATAGCACTGGAAATCCAATTGCATCCCGGCGTGATGCCCGAGGAGAAGGCGCAGGTTGCCCTGACGCTCTCGATGGTGGAAAACGCGTATCACCTGACAGTTGGTCGTCAAGGTCTCGCAGTGGAAATCCCCATGGACGGCGACGATTCCCGCTTCGATGCTGCCTGCGCCGCCATCACCCAGAACATCATGGGCACATTCAAGTTGACGGACTTCCCTCTGGAAGCCCGTCCCGCTGGCCACTGATGCGCTACGATCAGCGCCATGTAATTGCCTGGAGGGCGTATGCGAAAGGTATTGTTGGCGATCCTACTGGTCGCATCTTCCAGCTCACAAGCTGAAGTTTTGTGGGGAAAAGCGCAGACAGGCGCAAGTGCTGATGAGCTGAAGAGCTTGTATCCGAATGGGGCAGTTGTTGCTCCTGACGATCAACAGACATTGAGGTCTGGAGCAAAACTTGGATTTAGAATTGATGATGTAGACATTAATGGCCATAGTTTTCGAGCCGACTTTTATCTAAAAGATAATTCTTTGCAGCAAGTTACTGTAAAAGGAGAGCTTTCTGGAGAGGCAGGGTTGTGTGATGCTGCGTATTCTTCGATTCATTCCCAATTGAGCGGAAAATACGGAGCAGCTGTAAGTGTTAATGGATCGCGCCCTTCACGTGGAATATCGCAGTCCACATTTT